GTAGATTTCTAGCGCTTCACGAATCTCTGGTTGCCGATCCTTTGGGATCTCGTTACCAGGCTCTAGCGTGCACCATGCGCGGTAAGGCGGGAAAAGAGCTGACTGAATCCGGTTGCCAAAACGCTGCGTTGAGTTGATTGCTGTCGCATCAAACACTCGCGCCATCTTGTTTTTGCCAGGCGTCTTGCCCTCATAGTAACCGTCGTACAAATTGCGCTGAGGCAGCGCGAACTCATAGCACTCCTCATAGATTGTGCGCCACTCATCTTTTCGGGCGTCAGCTTTGTCACGACGCTTGAGAATCTCCTCGGGAGATATGCGTGCCATATCAATTACCTATCTTTTTGCGTATTGCTTTTGCGAGCTGACTTTTTTCATACACACGCTTTGACGACTTGGTGTGCTTGGCTCCAGTGTGTATATGACCGTTGGGCATCTTGTGGACCTCGCCCTCGTAAGGACGTCCGTCAGCAAAGTAATGCGTTCCCTTGGCCATTAGTAGCTGCTCTTAGACTTAGAATTAGTCTTTGGCTTCGACTTTGACTTTGATTCGCTAGAAGTTTTGTTTGAATACTTTTTCTTCATTGCTTCTTGCATCTTCTTCATTTTTGGCCCCATTGGCATGTCACGACTCCTTATGTCGGTTCGCAAAGGCGCGTGCCTCTGCAGGTGATGAAAATCCCCAGCGCTTCAGCGCTAAGGCGTATCGAGTTGGGTTGCCGTCGTCGTCTTTCATTTTGGCGTCCATACCAGCAAAACGCGCAGCGAATGATACACGGCGCGAACCAGTGCCCTTGCTAACAGGGCGCTTAAGATCGCCGCCGTCTTTGGCCTCAAAGTGTTTGCGCCCAGCCTCAGTCAAGCCGCCTTTTTCGCTTTTGTGTTCCTTACGCATTACGGTACTTCCTGGTTTTCTTGGCTATGCCCTCCGGCTGGGGGACAGATGAACCAACCCCACCACCTTGACGCTTTGCGCGGGTTGTCGCCGCATATTCCTGTGGAGACAAGGCTTCGATAGCTTTCTCCGGCAGGTAACGCTCGCCTGTTTCGCTCGATGGCTTTCCGCTTTTGGTGCGCCATTTTTGCTTACCCCACTTAAGCAACGACTTCTGAGTCTTTTTCACGACGTATACCCGCCACCCTTGGCCTTGTACTTCTTGGCCAGTAGCTGCGCTTTACGCGCAGACCACTTGCCTGCCGGCGTGCCCTGCGTATTGCTGCCTTTGATCTGCTCAAACAGGCGCTTGCGCATCTTTGGCTTTGTGTAATTACCAGCCTCGTTGACCCGACTCTTAGCCATTAGGCACCCGGATAATCAGAATCCTGCAAACGCTGGATCACATAAGTGAGCAAGCGTGCCGCTTCATCTGCAGTCGTGACATTTGAGTCATCAATCACGACTTGAATGTCGTCACCTGTCAGATCGCCAGTGCCTGTGTATGCAGCAGCTGCGATGTCTTCTTTTAACTCACCTACGTTAATTCCAATAATATGGCTCATTGTCCACCTCCAAGTTTGCTAGATAATCCTGTTTGCGCCTCTTCACGCGATGGCGACAACAGAGTGCGCCCTGCACCACGGCGACGCCGTGCGCGAATCGCAGACGTATCCTGACGCTCACGCTTAGTTGACTTTTCTGGTTCTGGCTCTGGCTTTGGCTCAGGCTTTGGTTTTGGTGCTGGCTTGCTACCGCCTCCGAAACTCATGATTTACTTCCTCCAAGTTTAGATGAGAGACCCTTCCGAGCATCTTGACGCTCTGGGGACAATAATGACCGAGTGCCGCCAGAACGACGCGCTGCAATCTGAGCTGCTAAACGACGCTGCTCTTCTGCTTCCTGTCGCTTTGTGCGCTCTTCCTGCTTTTCCTGCAGCGCCTCTTGCTTTGAGGTATCAGGCGGTTTAGGCGACCCGCCACCAAACAATCCACTCATTTAATACGTCCTCGCGTACATGTAGTAATCCGCGCCCTCGGGACCGTAGCTGGTCATGACGCCTTCACGTTTAAATTTCAAAAACTTAGCCCAACGCACCGCGTCTTCGTGGTGGACATTTACCACTATTTGCATGCGCCGTAAACCCAGTTTGGGTCCAATCTTATCAAAGAATCGACGTGCGCCGCGACTTAAAAGTGTGCCGTGCTCGATCGACAGCTTGCCAGGCACAATCCACGCCTCATAGTTTGTGGGGAACTTGTACTCCAGACCCATGACCAGTGCAGGCTCGCTCTTGTAAAACAGCGTCCACGCGCAGCGACATTCGTGTATGTGCTGCAAGCGGTGATTAAGATCCGGCAGCGAATCAAACACTTGCTTGTCGATTGGGTTTTGTACAACCCGGTGCATGTGTGATGGGTGAAATGGCAGCGCCACTAGGCGATCCATGTTCACCATGCCCTGTACTTCTGCAGCTGTAATTACCATATCGAGAAATCCGTCTGTGCTGTGAACTGACCGCCGGCAGGACCGGCAGCACCATAACGACCACCATGGCCGCGGGTCATTGCGCGATGCTCACCGCCACCGAGCAACAGATAGCCAAACGCATCGCCAACGTGTGAGTGCTCATTCTTATTGGGCGCGTCTCGGAATCGCTCTTGCCCACCGCCAACTGAGACACGCTTGAAGTGATAGCCGCCGGCCAAAGACTTGCGCAGGCGCTGACAATCCTTATGCACCAGCAAACCAGGCTTACGATCAATAAACCTGTTCATGGGCATGGCTCCCGCTTCACGGCGCACCTGGAAGTCGTTTGATGCTGTGGGGCGTGCGTTAAGGCCGATCGTCTTGAGATGGTCAAATGCGGTGACCTCAAAGATTTCGTCCCGCTTGCCGCCGGCTGGGTCACCCCAGACCAATATGTCATTTTTGCTATAATTTACGTTTATTTCGTTTAGCAGTATTAGACCGAATCGTTCTAACCCCATGTCGTCGGTGACGATCTCTTTAAAAATATGCCAAGCACCCGACGGCAAACGCTGGCCGAACACCGCCGCAGGGGTCAAACCAAAGTCAAGACCAATGTGTATCGGCAGCGTTGGATCAAGCTGGATCTCTTCAGTCGACATTGTCGAGTCGTCGTATTCCGGCCACACCGGACGACCTTCCTGGACAAACACATATTCGCCGCCGGCATAGCAGCGAATCCAATCCAGATTCTTGCCACCCAGCTGCTGATCATAATAACCGGGCGGCAGGTTGTTGATGTTCTCTGCCTTGGGGTTTACCTTCCAAAACTTTTGCGCTGCAGGGATTGCCTCGGGATCGTTCTGGTTCGTTTCAATCACACCGCCAGGCTGTTTGTAAAACTCCCACTTGTACTTGCCCTTGACCGGCTCTTTTTCGCTGAGGCGATACCACCAATGGTCATCGTCCATCGGGTTGGTGTCCATCCAGATACCGCGCCAAGGGCAACCGCCGTTTGACTTGGTCGGAAATCGGCCGACTCGGTGAGTCAGGCCTTGTACAACGGCTAGCGGCAACTCTCGTGCCTCGTTAACCCATGCGCCGGTCAGCTCAAGAGACAATAGCTTTCTGACATCCTTTGGCTGATCTAGCGCCATAAAGATTACCTCGCAGTCGATGCCGTGCGCATCGCCCCTAGCAGGTAGCTTGATGTGGTGCGCAATCGGTGGTGACCAGCGCATTGGCCCCCAGACATTCTCTGGGAACAGCTCAAGCCACGTCTTGATGGTGGTGGTGCGCAGCTCAGGGTAGCTGTTACGCACGATTACGAACCGTGAATAACGTATGCCGTCCTTCGGTGACGGCGGCTGCTTGACGGCGCGCAGCATGATCTCAGCAGCGCAACCGTATGACTTACCCGATCCAACAGGACCCATCAGGCCGCGCACAAACGAATCATCGTGCAAAAACTTCCAAGTGGTCGGCGCGCCAGAAAAGTCCAGATTTAGACCACCCAGCGCATCCTCTACAGCAATCTTGCGATCACTCGCTCGGCGTCTGCTGCGGGTCGTTCTCTGACTCTGGTCCGTCGCCTGTTTCGCTCTCGCCATCTTCTAATACCTCATAGGTGGTTACTTCTGGGCCTTTCAAATTGATGCCCAAAATACTCGGCCTAGTGTCCGAATCGCTGTTCGGCTCATGCAGCCCATGATACTTCGCCAAGATTCGCAACGCTGACAGCTTGTCATGCATCTCAACCTCGATCGCATTGCCGTACTGATTAGGCGTGACCTTAACCTTCTTAACTGCTTTCTGAACATGCGTCGGAATGTCAGTGCTGTTAAGCAAAGACATGGCGCCACTAGATGACCAGTTGAGCACGTCAGTGATGTTCGATGCAGCGATTGACTGCAACTCCTGTTTGACGGCTTCCTTTTCGTCATCCGACCCAAGGGCGAGGGTTTTGCGTGCCTCGCGTACTGTCATCTTCTTGGTCATAGCTTTCTCGCAATTTCGAGCAGCGACTCTTCGGCTGCAAGCTCTTCCTGCAGCTCGATCTCTTCGATGTCGCCGATCATGTCTTTTATGTACCAGATTGCTTTCTGCAGATCCTCTGCGCCGCCTTTCTCTTTCCAGCGCCACAGGTACTTGATCGCTGCGCCGGTGGCGTATGCCTCTGCGCCGGATAAATTTTGTACCGCGGCCTTGATTGCGTCGATGCACTCCATGCCGTCGCGCTGGTAGTGCGATGGGTTGATGTAATCCTTCATGTTATCTCTCCTGTCGGATTTCCAAAAAATTTTGAGCGAGATCCCCCCACGTATACGTCGGGAGGGGGAGGGGGCAAGGTGCCTTTTTT